AAGCGGCCCCTGAAGAGGAAGCTCAGACAGGTACTACAAATTATAAGAAACGATACGATGATCTAAAGAAACATTACGATCAGAAAATTGCAGACTTTAAGCAGAAAGAACTACAACTTACAGCAGCGGCAACAGAAACGCAACCTGCGTATGCCCCGCCTAAGTCAGCCGAAGATCTTGAAAACTTTCGTGAGCAATATCCTGATCTATATGAAACCGTAGAAACTGTTGCACACTTACAAAGTGAACAACAAATGCAAGCTTTAAAAACTAAAATGTCTGTTCTTGAAGAACGAGAATTAAACATACAGCGAAAAGAAGCTGAATCTACACTACGCTCACGGCATCCTGATTTTGAGGATATACGAGGCGATGATAAGTTCCACGAATGGGCTAAAGAACAACCTGAAGTAATTCAAGGTTGGATCTATGAAAACCCAGACAATGTTAATTTAGCAGTCAAAGCTATTGATCTTTATAAAATGGAGAACGGCATCAAGACAAGTAAGAAGCAAAAACCGTCTAAGTCACAATCTTCCAACTCTTCAGCAGCAGATATGGTATCTACAAGAACTACTCGCGTAGATTCTAAGCAGCCAAAGATTTGGACACAACGGGAAATTGCAGCTTTGTCTATACAACAATATGATAAGTTTGAACAAGAAATTGATTTAGCTATCATGGAAGGCAGAGTGCAGTAACTACTTATTGTCTTTTTTTAGGAGTAACACAACATGGCTTTTAACCAATCGGACGCTCTATTTGAGCAAGGCACAGACACTAACGGTAACTTCGGTAACTCAGTATCTGGTCAAACTAACAGTTTCTTTCTTCCTTCGATTTACTCGAAGAAAGTTCTTAACTTCTTTCGCAAAGCTTCTGTAGCTGAAGCAATTACCAACACTGATTACAGTGGTGAGATTTCGTCTTTTGGTGATTCTGTAAAGGTTATCAAAGAACCAGTAATTACTGTTTATCAGTATGAGCGTGGTGCAGACGTAACTCAAACTAAGCTAACTGACCAAGAAATTACTTTGGTTGTTGACGTAGCCAACGCATTTAAATTCATCGTTGATGATATTGAAACTGCAATGTCTCACGTTAACTTTAAAGAAGTTGCTGCTTCTTCTGCTGCTTACGCATTGAAAGATGCTTTTGACGCAGGTGTAATTGCGAAGATGATCGCGGGCGTTTCAGCTTCAAGCCCTAACCACATCCTTGGTAGCGACAGTGCTACTGACCTAGCCGCCGGAACTTTTGACGGTACTGGTAACTTGGATATTGGTTTTGGAACTAATGAGCATGATCCTCTTGATCTTATGGCGTACATGGCCCGTCTTCTTGACGAGCAAAGCATTCCAGAAGAAGGTCGTTGGTTCTTGGCTCCACCTAGCTTTTACGAGCAGTTGTCTCAGTCTAGCTCTAAGCTAATGTCTGTAGACTTCAACGCAGGCCAAGGCTCTATCCGTAACGGTCTAGTATCATCTGGCAAGCTACGCGGCTTTGACATGTACAAGTCTAACAACATTGCTACTCCAAGCAATGCTGCGGGTCAAGTACTGTCTGGTCACATTAGCTCCACTGCAACTGCACAGACTATCACAAGCACTGAGGTCATCCGTGATCCAGATAGCTTCGGTGACATCTGTCGTGGTCTGCACGTATATGGTGCTAAAGTATTACGTCCTGAAGCAATGGTTTCAGCGTTCTACGGTATCGACTAAGTAAGTAACTAGAGATGGGGGTGTAAAAGCCCCCTGATCTTTATAAGAGGTATTTATGCCACTAGTAGGAAGCGACAACAAGCCTGTAATGATTAAAGGAAACAGCAAGAAAAGAATCCTTGGAGACACAGGTAACTGGTACAAGCCAGAGAATAAAAAAAAATACGAAGATAACTGGGACGCTATTTTCGGAAAGAAAGAAACTGAACTTAAATCAAAGGCGCAATAATTTATGGCAACAACCTACCTTGAATTAACTAATGAGCTTCTACGAGAACTCAATGAAGTTGCCCTTACATCAACAACTTTCGCATCCGCGTTAGGTGTTCAACAACATGTCAAAGACTCAGTAAACCGCGCTTACTTTGATATTATAACTGAAGAACCACAATGGCCTTTTCTAGCTTCGGCAGAAAGTGGTGAGACAGATCCCATGTACGGCAACGTATATGTTGAGACTGTTGCAGGCACAAGATTTTATGAACTAAAACCCGCTAGTTCAAACATTACAACGGATTTTAGTTCAATAGACTGGGACAACTTCTACATGACCACCGTAGGTGTCTCAGGTGAAGTAGCTCCTTATGTAGCTAGAAACTTACGCTTTATGACTATAGAAGCTTGGAAAGACTTTCGCAGAATTTCGGAGAACTTAGATGATGCAGACTCTCAACAATTTGGTGTACCTAACGCTGTTATACGTAGCCCTGACTCTCGCAAATTTGGACTCAGTCCCATTCCTGACAAGGTCTACCGCGTCTGGTTCTACGCTTGGGATCTTCCTTCAAGACTCTCTGGACACGGAGACACTATAGTTTTTCCAGATTTGTATACGGGCGTTCTACAAGCTAGAGCTAGGTACTACATCTGGCAGTTTAAAGATAACCCGCAAGCAGCAGCTTTTGCACTAGAAGATTATAGAAAAGGTTTACGCAGCATGCGCTCTAATCTTATTGAGCCAGTACCTGCGGATATTAAAGATGACCGGATGAGGTTCGTTTAATGGCTGCTTCACAACCCTTTGGTATTTCATGCAGAGGTGGTTTAAATACTAACCTTAATCAACTTGAAATGCTCGCACAGCCCGGAGTTGCTACAGAGTTATTAAACTTTGAAGTTAATCCAGATGGCGGGTACAGACGTATAAACGGTTACTCAGCTTTTGGTGATACTCGACCTAACGGTGGTAATCGTATTCTTGGTGTGCAAGTATATGCAGACGGAGTAATTATTTGTAGTGGCGTTGGAATTTTCTTTAGTCAAGATGGCGAAACTACTTGGTTACAGATTAACAAAGCAAGCGTTGCAAGTGGAGGAGATAACTTCTCAACTTTTTCAGGCCGCAGTGCAGACGATAGAACTGCACAAGCTCAAACATCTTTTGCAGTATTTGAAGGAAACACCGATTACGGCTCAGTTGTTATTACTGACGGAGTTAATAAGCCTTTTCTTTTTAAAATGACAGGAACAGGAACTTTAGCTAACCGTACATTTTTTGCAGAAGAAGTAACTGTTAGCGGGACAACAGCACCGACCACATGCGCTATACATAATAATCACTTAGTTGTAGCAGGCGCACCAACCGCAAAAAACACAATCTTTTATAGCTCAACACTTGATCCATCTAGTTTTTCTGGTTCAGGTGCAGGCAGCATCTTATTGCCAGACCAAGTAGTAGGCATCAAAAGCTTTCGTGATGACTTAATTATCTTTTGTCGCAATAGCATACACAAGCTTATCAACATTACTAGTTCTTCTAACATTGCAATTGTTCCAGTTACTAAAAACGTAGGTTGCTTGAGTTCACATAGCATCCAAGAGATTGGCGGTGACTTGGTGTTTCTTTCACCGGATGGCATACGTTCAGTAGCAGGTACAGCACGTATTGGTGACGTTGAATTAGGATCAGTAAGTCGGCAAATACAGTCTGTAATATCTACACTTGCAAAGTCTGTAAATACTTTTACGCTTGCTAGTACAGTACTCCGAAGCAAATCACAATACAGATTATTTTTTAGTCAGGTTGGTGGTGCTTCGTCTATTGCGCTTGGAATTATAGGAACATTAACACCTAACGGTTTTGAATGGTCTGAAACAAAAGGAATACAAGCAACAGGTCTAACATCGGGCTTTAACAAAGATGGCGTGGAAAAAACATTTCACGGAGATAGCAAAGGCTATGTTTATAACCATGACTCAGGCAATGCATTTTCTGATGATGGAACAGCTTTTAATATTTCAGCAAAATATAGCACACCCAATTATGATTTTGGAGACATTGGAACTCGAAAGACTTTGTACTACGTTAAAATATCTGTGTCTCCTGAAGGCCAGATACTTCCGTTTCTAAGACTTCGATATGATTACGAAGACTTAGATATTCCTCAACCTGCACCATATCCCGTAGTAGGAATTCCAATTCCTTCTTCTTTTGGAAACGTAGCGTTTGCAGCAGCAACATTTGGCGGCAGTAAAGATCCAATGTTTAGACAAGCAGTAGAAGGAAGTGGACACGTAACAAACTTTAGAATTACCAGTGATGACCAAAACGCACCCTATGCAATTAACGGCTTGTACGTTGATTACGTCCCATCAGGCAGGAGATAACCAGACATGGCAGGATCAAGTTATACTAGACAAAGCACACTTACAGATGGCGATACAATCACCGCTGCACTTTTTAATGACGAATACAATAAACTTGTATCTGCGTTTGCATACACTTCTACTGGAACTACCGGACACCAACATGACGGTGGAGCAGGAGAAGGTGGTAACATTGAAATTATTGGCGATCAAGATTTCTTAAACAAGCTTGTAGTCGATACCACTAACAACCGTTGGGGATTTTTTGTACAGGTAAGCAGTGCAGCAGTAGAACAGATTCGCATCCAAGACGGTGCAATTGTTCCTGTAACTGATTCAGACATTGACTTAGGTACTAGCTCTTTAGAGTTTAAGGACGGCTTCTTTGACGGAACTATCCATGTAGATACACTAGACGTAGATGCTAACGCAACCATTGCAGGCACTCTAGGCGTAACAGGCAACACAACTGTTGGTGGCACACTAGGTATAACAGGCAACACAACTATCGGTGGAACTCTTGTAGTCACTGGTACTACAACACTTAATGGCGGTACGCTTACTCTAGGTGACGCAGCAAGTGATAATGTTGTATTCGGTGCAGATGTAAATAGTAATATTATCCCTAACACTGACAGTGCATTTGATCTTGGAAGCTCTGGACAAGAGTGGCGTGATCTTTACTTAGACGGTACAGCACACATAGATACACTAGATGTAGATGTGAACGCAACCATTGCAGGTACACTTGGTGTTACGGGTGTGTTGACTGCTTCTTCTTTAGACATTTCTGGAGATATAGACGTAGACGGCACTACAAACCTTGATGTTGTTGATATTGACGGAGCTGTTGACATGGCTACAACGCTTGCAGTTGCAGGCAACGTAGATTTTAATGGCGATTTAGATGTAGACGGCACTACAAACTTAGATGTTGTTGACATTGATGGTGCTGTAAACATGGCGACCACTGCACTCGTTACAGGCGTATTAACCACAACCGCTGCTACTGTGTTTAATGGTGGCTTTGCTTCTAATGCTGATTCTACTCTTGGCACTGATAAAAAAGTCCAGTTCAGAGACTCAGCAATCTACATTAACTCTAGTGCTGATGGACAACTAGACATAGTAGCTGACACAGAAATTCAAATAGCTGCAACTACAATTGATATTAACGGAGCTATCAATGCAAGCGGTGAGATAATCGCTGCATCTCTAGACATCTCAGGTAACGTAGATATTGACGGAACTACTAACCTTGACGTTGTGGATATTGACGGTGCGGTTGATATGGCTTCTACGCTGACTGTTGCAGGTGTTCTAACAGGAGCTTCTTTAGACATCTCTGGCGATATAGATATTGACGGAACTACCAACCTTGACGTTGTGGATATTGATGGCGCAGTTGACATGGCTTCTACACTGACTGTTGCAGGAGTCCTAACAGGTGCTTCCTTAGACATTTCAGGCGATATAGATATTGACGGCACGACTAACCTAGACGTTTTAGATGTTGACGGTGCATCTAACTTTGCAGCAGATGTCACCTTTGCTACGGGTGCAGACATCATCACGGCTTCAGCAGGAACAAGTAACTTCCGCGCAGGCGTAAACGCAGGTAACAGCATTGCAAGCGGTGGTAATTATAATGTGGTCGTGGGCGATGAAGCAGGTACTGCGATTACTACTGGTGATTTTAATGTTGCGGTTGGTACTTTCACTTTAGAGGCAGATACTTTAGGCGCTCGCTCTACTGCTATTGGATATGGTAGTTTGAGGACACAAAATTTCACATCTGCTACCGATGCCTACAACACAGCAGTGGGTTTTGCCGCAGGAGCCGCAGTAACCGCAGGCGTTCAAAACACCCTCATCGGTGGTCTTGCAGGTGATGTCCTGACTACTGGCTCTTCTAATGTAGCATTAGGGCAATCTGCATTAGGGTCGGATGTAGCAGGAGCCAGAACTACTGCCATAGGTTATCAAGCCTTAACTTCTCAAAGTTTTTCTTCAGGAACTTATAGCTACAATACAGCATTAGGCTATAACGCAGGAGCCGCAGTAACCACAGGCAAAGAAAACACCCTAATTGGTGCTCAAGCGGGTGATTCGATTACAACTGGCTCTTCTAATGTTGCAGTAGGACAAGGCTCTTTAGACGCGAACACCACCGCTAATAACAATACCGCAGTTGGACATGACTCTATGAAGTCTAATACAACTGGTGCAGAAAATACGGCAGTGGGCAAAGGTGCTTTAAATGGGAACACTACAGCTTCAAACAACACAGCAGTGGGCAGAAGTGCTTTATTAGCAAACACCACGGGCACAAGAAACAACGCAGTAGGAGCCTTAGCTTTAGACGCAAACACTACAGGTAATTACAACAATTCTTTTGGCTACGCTTCGTTAAGCCAAAACACCACAGGGTCTAATAACCTCGCACTAGGAGATGCCGCTTTAAATGCTAATACAACAGGCACATACAACGTAGCCGTTGGTGATCAAGCAGGTCTATCAGTAACCACAGGCGTTCAAAACACCATCGTGGGCGCACTAGCCGGTGACGCTTTAACGGATGCTGATTTTAATGTAGCTGTCGGTCAACGCGCTCTTTCAGCAGACACTTTAGGCAGTAGGTCTGTTGCTATAGGTTATCTATCTTTACTTTCACAAAACTTTACTTCGGCAACCAATGCATATAATACAGCCGTAGGTTCTCAGGCAGGAATGTTAGTCACCACAGGCGTTCGTCAAACTTTAATTGGCGCACTAGCCGGTGACGCTCTAACAACTGGAGATAACAACACCGCAATCGGCTACAACTCTTTAAGCACAATGACTGTGGGTGACAGGAACGTAGCAGTTGGTGTAGGCACGTTAGCCACTGCAAATGTAACCTCAAACGCTGATACCTACAACACCGCAGTGGGTTTTGATGCAGGTAAATCAGTAACCACAGGCGTTCAAAATGTTCTTATGGGTGCTTTAGCAGGTGATGCTTTAACTTCCTCAAATAACAACCTTGCGATTGGTTATAAGGCACTTAGTGCTGACACCGTTGGAACAAAAACTACTGCCATAGGTTTTGAAGCTCTTATGAGCCAAAACTTTACTTCAAATACGGATAGTTTCAACGTGGCTGTGGGTTACACCGCAGGTAGGGGAATCACCACAGGCACTGAGAATGTTTTAATCGGTGGTCTTGTAGGTGATTCAATCACTACTGGCGAAAGAAATACCGCTATAGGCGGTCAAGCATTAAGCAGCAATACAACAGCATCTGCTAACTCCGCAGTGGGTTACAAGGCATTGTTTGAAAACACGACAGGCGCTAATAATACTGCGGTGGGTCAAGACGCTTTAAGGCTTAACACCACTGCCTCTAACAACACAGCCGTTGGATTGTCTGCTTTACGCGCAAACACCACAGGCGCTAACAACACTGCTGTCGGACACTCATCAGGAACCGCAGTAACAACAGGCATTGAAAACACTTTTCTTGGCTCTGTTTCAGGTAATGGTGTTACATCTGGCAGTAAAAACGTTTGCATTGGATATAATGTTGATAACGGTAGCGTAACTGATGAACACGTTATCGTTATTGGTCATGGAATTACAGGAAATGGCAATGACTTTAGTTTCGGTAAAGCTTCCCATGTTGTAAGTAATGACTTTAACGCTGACGCTAACTGGTCACGTTCTTCAGACGAACGACTAAAGAAAAACATTACAAATCAAACACTAGGTTTAGATTTTATCAACGCCCTTCGGACTGTTAAGTATAACTGGAAAGCAAGTGGTGAGCTTGATGCTTCGGATGCTCAGTTAGCACATCTACGAGAAGAAGATGCTGACGGTAATATTATTAACCACATGGACACAGACGTAGTAATGCACAACTTTATTGCTCAAGAAGTTAAAAGCGCATTGGATACTGCGGGTGTATCAAACTTTGGGGGATGGAAAGAAGATCGACACGGTGTACAGCAAGTGTCCCGTGAGATGTTTGTAATTCCTTTAGTTAAAGCTATGCAAGAACAAACCGCTGTTATCGCAGCACTCACCGCAAGAATAGAAACCCTAGAAGGATAAAGACAATGGAAGATCGTACAGCAGAACAACTCGCACAAGACTACTCAGCAATGGGCGACAGCGTATCTTTAATCACAGACGTTATCGCAGGCAACTGCATGGCTGATGAAATAGCAGCAGACCGTCAAGGCTGTGTAGATCGTAACACTCAGCACCTTGAGCTTATGGTAGCTAAAGAAGATTGGGGCAGTGAGAGCATGACTGCAACTAACGCAGCAATCTCAGCAGGCAACGGCTACACCGCAAGCTAATGTTAAAACAAAAACTACTTTTTTTAATTATAATTTTACCGTTTGTTGTAGCAATAGTATATTCGTTTATACAAACTTCTGGAGTATAGAAAACAATGGAATATTTATTAGACCTTTACGTGCTTGCAACCTCATTAGTATCTATTGCTAGTGTTGTTTGTAATTACACAGAAACTCCTAAAGACGATGAGCTTGTTGCTAAAGCTTATAAGATTTTAGAGCAGTTTGCATTCTTGAATAACAAAGCTAAACAATAGCAGAAGGGTGTAACTATGGCTGTACAAGAATCAGTAAAAGAAACAGTAGATATAGTAGCCGCTTCAACGGGGCTAATGTCTTTAGTAGCGTGGCTGCCCCCAACAGCATCTTTGTTTACAATTGTATGGTTAGGGATTCGTATTTTTGAAACAGAAACAATTCAAAAACTTTTAAACAATTGTAGGAGTAAATAATATGGGTGCATCAGGGTATGGAAATAACTTTGGAGGAGGCTATAAAACGCCCGAACAAAAAGCAGCAGAAGAAAAAAGTAAACAAAAAGCTAAAGAAATAGCAGCAATTAATCGAAAAAAAGAAGCAGAAAAAAGAACTGAAGATATGGCTGCTGCTCAACTTCGTGCTTCTGTTGACGCAGATTCAAATGCAGCAGCAGGAACTATAGGAGGAACAGGAGCGCCCGTTGCAGACGCTTCAGGCGCTCCAACATCTATTATACAAGAACGTCCTGTTGCGGCAACAGTACCAGACGCTACAAAAGGTGTAGTAGGCGCTGATGTAGCTAGTGGAATAAGTACAGATATTAAGCAACTAGATGACAATTATACAAAAGCTACAACTGATGGTGTTACAGCCCCTGCTGATATTAAAACTACAGAAACCGCAGCAGCCACAGGCACTGCCGGAAAAGCAACTACTACTACGTTTACAGCAGACAGAGCAGGCGACTTAGCAGCCACACAAGTAGCACAAGGACAAGTAAGCCCAGAAGCTATTGCTTCAGCAGAAGGCGCAACAATGACTGCTCCTGCCGAAGCTGCTGAACGAAATGTGGCGGCTGAGTCTGCGGCTTTGTCAGAAAAAGTAGGCTTCGATGTTTCTACAAAAGCCTATGTAGACAAAGTAACTGGAAAAGAAGTTACTATAGCTTCGACACCTGAAGCCGAAGCAGCACAAAGAAACGCCATTACAGACGATACACTTACTACAGGCCAAGCAGCTAAGATTATAGGCACAGTAGGCTTTGAAGCTTCTCAACGTAGAGCCATAACAGGCGAAGCCGCCAAAGGCGCAGCAGCTTCTATGATTGCAGAAGTAGGTGGCTTGCCGCCCGAAATCTCAGCAGCTATTGTTGAAGATCCTGCAA